TACCAGCTACAGCTCCTATATCGGTTGCGTCAGCTGCAACAGCATTTATATTTGTTATATTGTCTGCACACGTTTCTATACTATTACCTGTACCTGTAGAGGTAGCATCAGTAATAAGTCCTAAATCTTCTGTAAATGTAATATTACCAGATACGATAGCTATATCGTCTAATACACCCTGAGAAGGTGTGACTAGCTGATAAGAGGTACCATTATGAACTTTAAGTTCTTTATTAGAAGAACTATCAAACCACATATCTCCAGCTTCTAAATCATCTCCATCTGCTCTATCGGTAGGCGCAGATGTTGCTACCTGATATACATCAGCGTAGTGATGTACTCCAGATATATTAGTTGCTACAGCATTGACATTTGTTATAGCACCACCAACTGTATTGATATTTGCTACGTTTGTTGCACAAGTATCTAAGTCAGATACTACAGCTGAAGAAGCTAGAGTATTTAAATCAGATACTACATCTGCTGTTCCTAAGGTGTTAAGATCAGTAACAACATCAGTTGTACCAAGTATAGCCATGTCAGCTACACAGTCTGTAGTACCTAAGATGCCCATATCCTCTACAGCTGCTGCTGTACCAAGGCGTCCTATTTCTGTAACTTTACCAGCAACTGCAGTTACATCAGTAGCTTTAGGTGTGTATCTATGGAATGTGTATGTATTTAATGTAGTAGTTGTTTCTACTATCATCCCGAATGTAGCAACATATGTTGTGCTATTCTCTAACCCAGTAATAGTAACAGTAGAATTACCTACAGTACCATTAGCAATTGTAGCCACTCCACTCCCATTGGATGTGAGGTTACTAGCAAGGGCTTTAATACTAACAAGAGTACCTGTTCCATTATTAACGTCAGGATTAGCGTTTGGAAAAGAAGTTTCATTTGCTATAGGAACAAACCCACCTACATCATCGACAAGATCAATAATCCTATCGTTAATAGCTGCTGTGGTTGCAATTGTTGTATCGTTATCAGGGAATGCATCACCATTTTTAATAGTCTCACTAGTTGAAGCATTGAAATATCTAGCTTCAGCTGCGGATGTTGTGAAATATGTAGTATCGTTTACTGAATGGGCTGCTTGTTCTGCAGCTGTGATCTTTGCAGCTGCTGCTAAATCAGTAGCAGTCCCTGCATTACCAGATATATCACCTGTTATATCACCTGTAACATTACCTGCTATAGTACCTGTTATAGTACCTGAGGCAGTGACAGTTGTGAATGTACCAGCCGCTGCTGAGTTTGCACCAATGACAGTGCCATCTATAGCACCTCCATTGATATCTGCTGTAGCTATCGTACCTGCTGTAAATGTACCTGCTGCGGCTGAGTTAGCCCCAATAGTAGTACCATCTATAGCTCCACCGTTAATATCTACTGTTGCGAATGTTGCAGCTCCGTCTACATTTAATGTTGAATCAAAGTCTACAACTCCTGTTACATCTAATGTTCCGGGAACATCTATGTTACTTGTCCATTCTACATTAGCACCATTAGTTTGTAGTATTTGTCTATCAGTACCACTTTGAGCTAGCTTACTAACTGCAATTTCTGCTGCGGAATTGATATCAACGTTAACAATAGAACCATCTAGTATCTTAGCACTAGTTATAGCTTTATCTTGTATCTTACCTACATCAATCTTTTGATTCTGTTCTTCTTGTAGAGCTCTTAATATTTGCTCTTGGTTATTATTTAAGTCTCCTGCTTTAACAGACGATCCAGCTGCAAATGTTGCCTTAGCAGTATCTACATTGGTATCTCTCTTAACTCTAACAAGAGTTCCATCTTTTGGTGAACCATCTGACTCACATAAGGTTCCATTTAAAGTACCTGTGGAGTTATCAAATGTAACTGTTTTAGTGCCTGATGTAGCATAACTAGGTATCGTGTAGTTATCGACTACTATACCGTCTATTTCTACTACTACGTCAGCCGCTGTGTATGTCGGGAATGAATAATCAAAAGTCTTGTCTGACCCATCCCCATTGTATTCATGAAAGGTTGTTGTTGCCATAGTTACTTATACATTGAGAGGAGGGGTTGGACTCCTAAAGATTGACGTTTCTTCTTTAATCTTAATTCTTTTTGTTTGAATTGTTTAGTAGCTTCAGCCATAACTACAGGATCATCTTTAATGGATTCCCAAGCTATGTTTCTTAATCTATCTATCAATTCTCTTATCATTATATTATGGTAATAATCTCTATTCTCATACTCTCCTCTATTACCAGAATTAATATCATTCTGTCTTAATGCCATAGATTCTATAATTCTTGGTTGCTTAGAAAGTAATTCTAACTTAGCACCAAAGTTTTGTAAACCAATAGCTCTCTGGAATTTAGATCTAATAGCAGGTGATCTACTTAAATCTATACTATTAGGACCGGGTGAGGATAGCACTGATGCTCTCATATCAAAACCAGAGTTGAATAGAAATTCTTGGCCGGGACTATGATTAAAAGATATACCAAATGGGAACAGTTCTCCAAAGAATCTTTCTACGGGTCTCCAGTTTTTAAGTGGTTGACCATCCATTATAGAATATTTAATTGCTAAATCTTCTCCGGGAAGATTCTCAAATAATAAGTTCCTGTTCCTTAATGATTGGACTATACCGGAATTAAGTTCTCTAGTATATGGTGTGAATACTTTACCTAAATCCTTCCTAAGACTAGCAAGTGGTATCTGGTTATTCATAAGACCACTAACTATATTAGCCATTGCTCCGGGTTTTCCACCAAATAAATCTACGAATTGAGACATACCAGCTAGGTAAGATTTAGAAGTTAGACCCTGAGCTACTACTAGTGATATCTTTTGTAATTCTCTTTCGGTCCATTCTTCACCCATCAATTGACTAGCATCACCTATATCACAAACAATAGACATTATCTGATTAAATGGTTCTATAGTGTCATAGTTAAAACTAACTCCGGGTAAAGGTTCATACATTCTAGGTTTCCATCCAGCATCTATCCAAGCTTGTTTAGTCTGTCTATCTGCAGGACCATTACCTGTTATTCTACCATTCATCCAAGCCCAAGATGTCATAGCAATGACAGACGAACCCATGGCTAGTCTACCTACTTGTAATGCCTTAGCGTTCTTTAATTCCTGTGCTGATGTTATACCATATTTAGCTACTTTCTCCATAGACCGTGCATTATCAGGTCTAGCAAAAGCTATTTCATTCCATTCTTGAACAAAGAAATTGAAGAGAGGAGTGTGTTTAGCTGTTAAGTTTAAACCATTTACACCTGTTCTTGCGAATAGAAAGAAAGGTTTAGCCCATGGATTCTGTTGGAATACAGCGTTTAGATTCTTAGCAAACCCAGTTAAAGGTTGAGTAAGGGTTACTTCTTGAGCAGCAAATTTAGTCGCAGCATCTAGTAAGTTACCATTAGCATCAAATATTTGACTATAGAAATCTTCTTCATATACTTTTATTAGTTCAGGAGATAGATCAGAATAAGCTGTTAGCTGTCCTGCTGTCTTAGCATCGTAAGCTGAAAGGAAAGCTTTCTCTCTCATCTTAGCTCTACCTAGGATATATCTAAAACTATCATCTGTAGCTGCCATGAGCTTAGTAGAGTAAGTTAGGAAGTTAGAGTTATTAGCACTCCTAGCCATATTAGCTACGGCAAATGCTGCCTTATCTCCTACACTGGCTTCTGGACTTTCAGAGAATCGTCTTAGTATTTCCCAGTTATCATCTCCTTTAGTGTATTCTTGGAAACGTGATTTAATTGTAGATATATCTCCACTCCAATATCCATCTAATTTAGCTCTGAATAGAGTCCAAGCTTCTGGTATTGATTCCATCATAGCATTCATTGAAGCTAACCCAGCCCTAGCAGTAGTCATATCACCCATCATCGTAGCCCCTAAAACTGTGTTAAAAGGTCTAGTAAAGGTTGCTATACTTGTACCCATTAAAGCTCTTATAGGAGTCTTAGGGCTGCTTAGAACGCTGTGTATCATCATACCTTGAAGCTCTCTAACCATAGCTCCAGTATTATATTTACCTTCAATGTCACCACCAGTAATCATCTTACGAGCCCAGTGAACAAAATCATCTACATTATTAACTGTCTTCATTGAGGAGAAAGCTTCAAACATAGCTAACATTAAATCACCATCCTTATCTTCATTAGCTATTTTCAGGATAGTTTGTATTTGTTCTCTAGCATCAGCCACTTCTTGAGCTATTGTAGTATTCATTACTTGAACATCTTTAGCACCTAAAGCAGCAAACTGTCTAGATAATGTATATTTAGCTCTCTTAGATTCTGAAATAGCAGTTAACATAGTATCTACTATCTGTTCTGCAGGTCCATCTATATCAGCAACGTTGGCAAAGTTGAATATTTCTCTACCTGCAATACCTCTATCTCTTAATTCTTGTAATAAAGTAGCTACAACAAGGTCACTAACTACAACATTCTTAGCTGTAATGGTAGTAAGTTCATCTATTTTAGCACCTGTTATGTCTGTTACATCAAACCTTTGTGATGTTTCAAAGATTTCTTTAAGATACTCAGAAGCTGACATATCAGCAGCATTACGACCAGCTGTAATTCTTTGATGAGCAGCTATAGCATCACCAAATACTTCCATTAATCTCTCTTTACTGCCATTAACTGCTTCAAGAACCTTCTTAAATTTCTCTGAACTATAGAGTTTACGCAATACATCTTCTACTAATTCTTCAGATAAACCAGATTGTCTAGCAATCCTCTCTTTCATTACAGGTGTAGTTACTGTACCAGCAGTTCCATCTTCAGCTCCCCATTCACCACCATTAATTTTCTTTTGTCTTTCCCATACAACGTATGGATCATCTTGGGATAAGTGGTTACCTTGGTGAGAACCTGCTTGAGGTGCATTTTTAGAAGCACGGAATTTATCTTCAAAGTTTCTTATCTCTGCGATACCTTTCCTAACTGTTTCTATTTCAACACCCTCTGCTCTATTCTTTATCTGATTACGGACATATCTATTACCTTTTCCTAATGCCATACTAGCACTATCAAAGACAAGACCAATACCCATACCTTCTACAATATTCTTAAATTTCATCCAGATAGGATGATCTGTATCTTTTGTACTTAACGGTGTATCCATCCAACCATAGCGATCTCGCATCATTCCTAACACGTTCTCACCATCGGAAGTATGTGATATAGTATCAGCTATAGCACCTATACCAGCAGCTCTTATGAGACTCCAACCAGCTAATCCAGTTAAAGATGCTGGTGCTGTTATACCTGCTGCTGCTCCTGCTGCGGTAATACCTGCAGCCATAGAACCAAAGTGTACAGTACCTCTTAGTAGATTACCCCACCATGTATTTGTTATAATTGGATTATCTTCGTCACGGAATGGTGACCACTCAGGTTCATAATAACCTTTCTCTTTTCTCTCCTGCTGCATCTCCCCTGACACCATATCAACGGCACGTTCAGGTAAAGTTTGTACAGAATGTAGGGTATCTTGTAAACCTCCTACAACAGCAGATTGTATCTCTTTGGCTACACCTGCAACACCTCCACCACCTTCTTGATTACGTGGGTCTTGGTTTTGCTCTACAATTTGGTTCTCTTGTTCTCTAGTTTGTAGCCAACCTTTCTGATCTTGTTCTAGTAAGGCTGCAGGATCAATGTCCTGCGTTAAGCCTTCTAGATCTAATCCTCCTATTTGGGATTCTGTCTCATCCATATTATTACCTTAGTAATTAGTTTAGTTCTAGTGACATATCAGCAAGTACCTTAGCAGCTTCGCTTGATAGTGTGTGTATTTGATTATAGGGGGAATTGAAAAACTTAGCAGCAGATTCAGATCTGCCTTCAGTATTAACAATCTGATAAAACTGTTGTTGTAATTCTGGTCTTAAATAATTTACTCTCCTGAATTGTTGGTTGAAGCTTCCATACTGACTATCCTTATTAGCTCTCTGTAATATCCTCCCTAACATTAGTTGCTGTTGAAGAGCTTCATCGAATAACATATCACCATTTATTGTAGCTCCTTGTGCTGTAATCTGATCTGTTATAGCATCTAATGTTAAACCATATTTACCAAACATTGCACTCGGATTCAGTACAGCATACTGTAAAACTTCAGCTAGTGTATTTGTTTGTAGAGTTTTACCATTAGGTAGCTTCTCATAACCATCACTAGCATTACCTTTTCCTGGAATCCTTACTGTATTAATACCATCATCAGCATCAGGGTCTACTAGAGCTTCTAGCATCCAAGCTGCGTGTTGAGGTGCAGAACATAACTTCTGTGCGGTCTTAGCTGCACTAGGGAATGTACATAGATCTACTATCTCACTTTGAGTTAGATTCTTTAAAGTAGGATCTTCTACTGGTGGTGCGTCGTCTTTTCTTAAGTGTGCAGTAGCCGCTACTCTAGCTTCTATTACCTCATTAATTGGTTTGTTAGGGAATTTCCTACCATCCTTTGTAGTATAATAATAGTAAGATGCCCATCGTCTTCCTTGTTTAGGATTAGCCTTATATTGTAAATAGGATTGTATTGCAAGTTCTTCACCCGGACTCCAGTATTCTGGTAATCCTACTATTTCTTCATAAGACCCGTTAAGCTGATCAAATGTTTCAGCTATTTTATTCTGTTCTATTTCTACATCTTTCAAACTAGTACCAATTGCAGTTACTTTAGGTAATGGTTTTACATTAGCTCTTTGCAATTCTGGTACATTGAAAGATTCTATGGCAGCAAGAAATGAAGCATGACGTATAGTAGCCTCTAGATCTGCAACTTCCTGTGCATTACCTGTTCGTAACTGATCTCTATATTGAAATGATAACTCATTAAATTTATTATAGAATACTGTTGTTGCATTCGCTACGGCATTCTGTTGTTGTATTGATCCATCTGGATTCTTACTAGCATCATACTTAAATATAGGTACATCTTTAGAAGCGTTGAAGATTTGTTGTTCTACATCTTTTACTTCGCTCGGACTTAATCCTATAGCCCCTTGTCTTAAAGCGATCCTTTCCCAATAAGCTCTAGTGGTTTCATTACCACCAAACAGACTTACTTCTTTCGGTATTCTATTTATCAGTTTGTAATCAAGAGGCACATTAGCGGCTAATAATTTAGTCAAATCATCATGTGCATCATAAGCGTCAGCTAAACCTGTACGATTAAGTAAAGCTTTGAATTTATTAAACTTTTGACTTGATGGATCTAAACCATATTCTTT